CGTCACGCTGCCACCTGTAGTACGCAGCGTTCAACTCACCCCACTTGCCGGGGTGATTGTTTCCTACCCAGCGCACAAAGTCAGGTGCCCAGTTGTGCTCATGCACTTGGGCTAACTGCTCGGCAGTAAATCCTTCTACACCGCGTGTCATCGTGTGATCCTCCGCAGGGTCTTGTATGCGATCCACTTGTCGCCCAGCACCTCATGGAAATACTTATCCAGTATCGCCACGCTGTCGGGCTTACCTGCCCATTCCTTCACGAACTTGCGCAGGTCAGCGTCCTTATCCGGTGCATTGGCTTGCAGCCACTCAGCGAACGACAGTGTTTTCTTCTTGGGTTCAGTCATCTTCCACTCCTATCAGCAGGGCTGCATCACAGCCCTAGTGGCAGGAGTGGTGGGGCTATAGCCCCACCACGTTAGTGTCAGAACAGAACGTCCTGATGGGCCACAGCCCACTTCGCAAACGCTGCCGTGTTAGCCAGCGAGTTATCGCGCCGTGAAGCGAGGCTGATGCTCAGCACGGAGAACTCAGGGGGCATACGCTCGACGTAGCGACAGACACGCTCAAAGTTAGCTGCAGTAGCCTTGCTGGCGAGAGAACCAGCCAGAGCGTACAACGTGCTCGGCTCCTTCGGCACTTCTGCCGTGTCGGGGTTCATCAGGATCACATCAGGGTTAGGCAGCTTACGCCAAATCTTGAGGAACCCAGTGAACTCTGCAGCAGGGCCTTCGCCCACACCGCCCTTGAACGTCTCGAACTCGGCTTCCGGCGGAACAGCACCGATCATGTCGGCAACACCCTCAACCCAAGAACGGGGAGTGGGGTTCTTGTCGCGCTGCGGATCGAAGTCATGCAGCATCGACGGCTTGAAGCGGATGAACGAGATAAGTTCCGGGGAGATGTTGTTGTCGATGGCCCAAGTCGTCCAGTCGTCAAGGTGCGTCTCGTACTCGTATGTCGTCTCACGGTCAGCCAAGTGGCTGAGCACCTTGTTGGCACCAGCACGGTCCTTCTGGCGGTTACCAGTGGACACGACCATCCAGCCTTCCTTGAGGCGCACACCGTGCAGGTTACGGGCCTGACAGATGTTTGCCAGCACCTTCTGCAGGTCAGCACCGCACTGGTTGCGGTCATCGAAGCAGAGGATGCCCTTCTCAGGCAGATCGTCACGATGCTCGGCAGGGAACCAATCAGGCACCTTGTAGCCGAACGTGTCGCTCTCACGGTCCATCATGTCGGGGATGCCGAAATCTTCCACCACCATCGTCGGCATGTGCTTTTCGATGTAACCGAACTCGTTCTCGCCATAGACACGGGCAACGCCGTACCAGCGGTAGGTAGCACTACCAGCCAGATCAGCGGCCACAGCGTGGCACAGCGAGGTCTTGCCACCACCGGGGGAGCCTTCGATCATAACCGAACGCTTCTTGCCGTTGTAGATGGACTTGATGGTGCTCTTGAGGAGTTCAGGACGCATTGATATGTTTCTCTCTGTTGGTGTGTTGCTAATGACTGACCATCATCAGGATGCGCCTTACGCATCGACGGGGGCTCTCCCCCGTTTCGGTCTATTCCTTGAAGCTGGTGTCGATACCCATCTCAGCGTCTGCAAAGTCGCTGATATCCTCATCCGGCTTGATATCGAAGTCGGCGGGGTAGGACAGGATGGGCTTCCTAGTGGCTTCCTCGAACTGCACGACCAACTCATGGATATCTTCCAGTGAGGAGCCGATCACAAACGGATCGTTGTAGCCAAACGGCTTGGTAGCCCCCTCATCGAAGCACACCTCTGCCAGTGTGAGTACAGCATCGTCGCCATCCATGAACTTCACTACCCTATGATGCCAATTCATCCTGCTACCCTCAATTCGTTGATCTGGTGATGGTCACGCAGCGGAGCGTAACCGTGAAAGGCAAGCACTGCACGACAGAACGGCTTGAGGCTGTCCACAGCCACACCCAGCACATAGTTGTATGGCACAGTGTGCTGGAACCAGCGGTTCTCACCCAATTCCCAGCCTGTCTGGTAGCCCAGTTCCCTGATCTTGTGAAACTCGCTAGGGATAGCACCGACACGAGCCTGTGCTTGCACCATGAGGCGCTTATCCTTGAGTTCCTGCTTCTCCTCCCTCGTCAGCTTGGCTGGCTTGCTGTAGTGGATGCGGTCGAACGATACCCACGGCTTACCGGGACCAGCGCAGTAGGCATGGATATGATGCTTCTCAAGGCTCGTCGGTATGGGCAGCGTATCACCCACTGCGCGGGCTCTCTGGTAGGACAGGGCAATAACTTGTCCTGTGCTGGTATCGACCATGAGCGACTGAGCGGGCTTGAGCCAACCCTTCTTCACAGGCTGACCCTCTGGCGTCATCAGCTTGTGCAGCAGCGGTGTGCTGTCATGCCCAGACACGAACATCAGTCCAAAGTCGTTGATGAGGCAACGCTCGTAGGGAGCGAACTTCCTGCGCCATATGACCAGTTCACCTGTCTCGAAATGAACCACCGAGTTGTAGTTGTTGAGCGTATGGAACCGCTCAAACGTATCCCACCGCTTGTTGTCATGCCGGAATGCGACTTCTTTAGGCATCGTCTTTCATCTCCCGCTTGAACGCCTTGTAGACACCGGCCAGCAACGGCCCGCCAATCCAGTTGGGGAAGATGAGTATCATCACCACTACAAAGCCAAGTACGTCCATCAGTACCACTCCTCATTGAGTTCATAGTCCGGTTCAACCTTGGTAGGAGCCCTGCACATCCAGCAGGAGCACTTGGCCATGTTGTCTGCCCAGTAGGGAGCATGCTTCTCTGGCAAGCCCCAAGCGCGCAGCATCTTCTCTGCCCGTGCTACCTTCCGTTGACGGCGGAAACGACGATCTGCTCTATTCATCTTCCCTCTCCCAGCAGCCGCAGCCTAGTGCGCAGCAGGTCAGCCTCACCGCGAAGCCTGATGTTCTGTTGCACCAAGAATAGCTGCAGCACGACAACGACGACGATGCCTATGAGCAGTATCGCGCCCTCAATCACAGCATCACCCAGCACAGCACGGCCACGATACCCCACGCCAACAGGTGCATCTGCACAACAGCCTTCATATCGTCCCTGTCCTTCCTGTCCTTGAGTTTCCATGCAAAGCGGGTCACCGTAATCTCGTCCTCAGTCCAGTTGTTTCTCATATGACCTCCTCAGTGCTGGCACTACCAGCAGACACAGGGTTGCCCCTGTGTTTCGGTCTACTTGCGCTTGAGCACCTCACTGACATCCTTGCCGTCAGCAGCATCCTTGGCGCTGTACAGCCCCCTGACCACATCAGCACTGTGCTCCCAGCACCAGTCCCTCACTTCCGGCATGTCGGTCACTCGCTTATCCAGTGCCGCCAACTGCCGCAGGGTGTTGAATGCGTCGAACTTGTCCGTCAGCTTCACAGCACCGAGCACAGCCTGTTCGATCCACTTGAGCATGGGTGCTGGCTTAGGGGGCTGTGCCACCCTCACCTGACAGGCAGGGCCATAGACCGATGTGGCCATAGCCCAAGCAGTTGCGTCACGCTCCAGCCGGAAGGCAGCGAGGACTTCATGTGAGCCTAAGCAGAGTACTTCGTACTTCATTACGTCTAACTCCTGAGAATATGTTTGGGTGAGTGGGATTGACAGGTTAGAACGCGGTGGAAGCAATCTCGTCGCGGTAGTCGGCCTTGATCTTGACGATGCGCTCCATCTTGGCGATAGCAGCCTCTACCGTGGTGCACTCGGCCACCAGCAGGAGAATGTCTCCTGCCGTGTAGCACTCCACCACATAGTCCCAGCCACTCTCATAGTAGTGCTTGGCAGCGTGCTGGATGATCTTGGCGACAAGATCGCCGTCTGTAAGGCGGGTTGCATTAGCCATTAGCGCATCTCCTCACCGATGACCTGCATATGCCAGAGGCGCTCAGCAGCGTCCATCTCTGCAAACCTTACAACGTCCAACTCGACACGACTACGCGCTCTGTCAGGCCGATAGGTGCCCATCAGTGCGCTAATCCAGTGGACGCTGATCATATGACCAGCGGCGGTGTACAGAACTTGACGTTCAAGGGCTGTCAACATTGTGCTATCCTTACAGGTTGCTATGCGCTTAACGCATGTATAGTTGCTAGAGGACGCGGCGGTCCCGGCCCGATTTTGCCACGCGCCGAGGCCCGGCGCAACCGCTGGTGCTATAGACCTGAATAGGTTCCTAAAATATAGGGCTTTGTTCCCTAAATATTCTGTCAAGTGTAAGGGTGAATGTGGGACTATTGGGCATGGGCCATTGAAATCATTGGGCTATATATGGACAGGGATGTATAGTTCTTGGGAATAGATATGATGATAGATAGTAAAAGGCCATAAGTTTCAGTGGGTTAGAGGGAGTATCTGGGGTATCTACGTTTTTCGTGGTAATGCGCTACTAAACTTCGGGCTAAGAGGCCCAAACCTTACAAGCATAAACGCATAGGTCTCGTTCTATGTTTGTTCGGAAGTAAAAAGTGGAACTCAATGTCCCTGTTTTTCGTATATATTATAGATACCTTAGATAATATAATATATAGCGCCCCTTTTTTCTTCGATGGATCAATGGCTTATCCACTTGACATGTAAGGCAATAGGAATGTTTCACTGTCAAGTTCGCGATAGATAGTTGCGATAGTGCAGATAGTGCCCGAACTATACACCTTTACAGTCAAGCAGTGTACAGTTCGTGAGCATAATGCGCGCGACCTATAGGCCCCCGACGTATGGCCGAACGAAGTGAGGCCGACAGACCCCTGAAAACTTAACGGGGCTGAGTGGTGAGTGTGTGCAACACAACAAAAAACCCCCGCTCCGTAGAGCGAGGGTCAGGGGGGTTAGCGTCCGTAGATGATGACGAGGCCAATGGCCACGTAGAGCAGGTAGAAGGCGAGGGTCATGGCGCGAACCCGTTCCGCTTATAGAACCCGACCATAAACACGGGCAGTTGCGTTTCCTCGTCCCAGCCGCAGGCTTGGTGCCCTAGCTGCCCGGCCTTCGGGCAGTTGCAGCGTTCGAGGTCGTCGTCCTTGGGTTCGCGCCCGACATGGGCGACGAAGTCCGTACGCGTGATTGTGCGCATAGTTCTCTCCTGTTGATGGAAACAGGAGGGGGCTTGCGCCCCCTCCCTCGTTCAGCCCTTGATTTCGTGGATGATGTGCCCGCTGTCATCTTTGATGATGATGGGGAACGGGCGGTCGCGGTCGACTGCGATCCTTGAAGCCCGGTCCATTGCCCGCGACCATGAGGCCGCAGCGACAGACATTTCCCGTTGCCGGACGTAATACACGACAGAGTAGGCCATTGAAGTTTCCCTTGAAAGAGGTTGGAGAGGGGGATCATTCCCCCTCCCCTTTGTCGTTACTTGCTGAGACGGAAGGCGTTCTTGACAGCGGCCTTCGGCTTTTCCGCCGGGACGGCGGCAACCGACAGCTTGCCGAACTTGTACCCGAAGGCCAGCGTCATCCCCTCGGGGATGGCGTTGACGGCCTGAGCCTGAGCGATGAAGCTCGCCTCGAAATCCTTGCGGATCGCCGTGGCCTTGCTCGACGCGTCCTTATAGGCAGCGTAGAGCTTGGAGCTCTTCTCGTTGAGGTCGGACAGCTCGACGTTGAGCCAGTTCGCCTTCTCAGAAGCGTTCGTCATGGTATTTCACACTTTCAATCAGCAAGGGCCTTTGTGGACCCGGCCCCCTTGGGGGTCATCTCGGCGTCACCGCTTCGATGAACCCAATATGCGCCGATTGGCCCTAAGTGTCAACTTGTGCCCAAAAGCAGGCTTTCCGCTTGCCTTGTTCCCGTTGCTGCTTTGTTCCCTTTGGGCCTTGCGCGCCGCGCGCCGCGCGCCTTGCGGGTGCATGAGGGGCACCCCCACCGGGGGGCACATGGATTGGTTTGGCCTAGGCCCCCGCCTATTGTAGGCAACCGCGCAAACCACGACCCCAAAAACCAATACTACTTAAAGTTGTACCGTCAAGTTTCAATGCGGATTGACACGCGTCACGCAGCGACATATTCTCAGGCATCCGTGCAAGGAGAAGCCCCATGGCCAAGACCCCGAAAAAAGGCAAGATTACCTCTGCCTCTATGACCAAGGCCCTCAAGAACTCCCTCCCCCCTTCTGGTATGTCCGCCCGTGATGCTGGCATCATGGCTCCGTACGGCAAGAAGGCCATGAGCAAGCCGCGTCCTCCGACGAAGTAACTCCCATGGATTTGAGCCCGTTCAATTACACCAAGTGGTCTGATCGCTTGGCGTTTGACATGGCCCTCCTGCTGGAGGGTTCGGGCGAGGACATCACCGAGCTTATGACCCGCCATAAGCTGGACACCAACGAGATCGCTGCCATTGGCAAGGACCCGGTGTTCATCAAGAAGGTGGAGCATTACCGGGACGAGGTCCGCGACAAGGGGCTGACCTTCAAGATGAAGGCTCGGGCTCAGGCCGAGGAACTTCTTGTCACAAGCTGGACCCTGATCCACTCCCCGGATGTCTCTGCCGCCGTGAAGGCAGACCTGATCAAGCAGACTGTGAAGTGGGGCGGACTTGAGCCCAAGGACACCGAGGCCACCATCGGTGGCGGTGGCGTGCGCATCACGATCAACCTAGGTAATTCTACGGAACCGCAGGTCATCGACCACAACGAGGAAGAAGAATACCATGAGCTTGGACTTGTCGAGCCTGCCTAGCTCATTGAGTAGTCTGTTCGGGGAGCTTACTGATGGGACCGTTGCCGGTCGGTTCTATTCCGCCGTCGACGCTAGGGAGGTTGAGCAGCACCTTGCCGAGTATGGGGTAAGCTACAAGACCCGCATCGTCCGGTCCCGCAAGCGCGGGGTGTACTATCTCATAGTGTTGCTGGAAACTTCTGATGACCTCTCCTACGCGTAATGGCCGGAAGCTGACGCCGGTCTACCATGTAACGCCTAAAAACGACCTGTATAAGCACGTTCTCGACGCTGGGGGCACCTGCTGGTGCTGCCCCGACAAGGACGATGACGACCCGGACGAAATCTATTTTCACCACCACGCCTACGACTGCCGGGACGAGTACGAGGAAGGGACGAGAAAGCCTCACTGATGGCCATAGAGATCAACTATACGCCGCCTGCCACAGGGCTGCGGTTCATGCAGTGCGACAAGAAGATGCGCGTGCTGATGGGGCCGGTCGGTTCCGGCAAGAGCGTGACCTGTTCGTTCGAGGTCGTCAGCCGGGCGAGCATGCAGAAGCCGGACGCCACCGGGCGGCGCAGGACGCGGTGGGCTATCGTCCGTGAGACCGCGAGGCAGTTGCAGGATACGACGATCAAGACGTTCCTCGACTGGTTCCCGCCGGGGCCGTGCGGCAGGTTCATGCGCACCACCAAGACGTACCTGTTCTCGGTCGGGGATGTCGAGGCAGAGATCATGTTCCGCGCGCTTGACGACGCGGACGACGTAGCCAACCTCAACTCACTGGAACTTACTGGTGCGTGGTTCAACGAGTGCCGGGATATCGACCCCACCATTGTCGACGCCATGTCCAAGCGCATCGGGCGATTTCCCAGCGCCAAGGACGGCGGACCCACATGGTATGGGATGTGGGGGGATACCAACCCGCCGACCATGGACACATGGTGGTACTACCAGATGGAGAAGCTCGACCCCAGCGATGGGGTGAGTTTCAACGACAACGGCTGGGAAGTGTTCAAGCAGCCATCAGGGCGAGGGCCATATGCAGAGAACATCGAAAATCTACCGGAGGGATACTACGACACTCAGGGTCGGAGTGAAGAATACGTACGGGTCTTCATCGACGGTGAGTATGGGCTTTCTCTGGCTGGCTCTCCTGTCTATAAGTACTTTCGGCCCGATTATCACATGGCCCGAGAGCCTATCAGGCCGTTCGTTAATGGCACGCGTCCGGTCGTGGTGGGCATGGATTTGGGGCTTACTCCCGCTGCGGTGATCGGCCAGCAGGACCCGCGTGGGCGGGCGATGATGATGGCAGAGTGCGTCAGCTACGACATGGGCATCCAGCGGTTCGTCCGGTCCATGCTCAAGCCCCTGCTTTACGAGCGGTTCCCCGGATGCCCGGTGCTCATCGTGGTCGACCCGGCGGGTACCGCCCGAGCCCAGACGGACGAGCGCAGCGCCGTCGACATTGTCAAGGCCGAGGGGTTCCGGGTCATCCCGGCGCGGACCAACGCCATCAGCGCACGCATCTCGTCGGTGGACGACTACCTCATGCGGCAGGTCGACGGCGACCCGGCATTCCTCGTAGACCCATCGTGCACGCATTTGAAGGCGGCGATGATGGGCGGCTACCGGTACAAGCCGACCGGCGACAACGTGATCGACAAGAACAAGCACTCGCACGTAGCAGAAGCACTACAATATCTTTGTCTGCATTTGAACGCCGCCAGCGGGGATTACCTCTACCAGAACATGGCCCGGCGGATCACCCCGGTGTCGTCCTTCGGGTGGACTTGATACTACCTATTGTGTGTCGCCCGGTCTCATGCCATACTAATGGTGTCATACGAAATGGCCGGGGTTCGCCTCCCAGCTTGCTCTTTGGCACCTCCTCCCTGTTGACCTTGACCCCGGCAGCTTGACCCTGCCGGGGTTTTTTCGTACCCTATAGGTGAGGGGCCAGTGTTCCGTCCTGCTCTCTCCGTCTTGCGTTTGCCCTCGGGAGCCCCCGCCCCCGAGGGTTTTACTTGCACGTACAGTCACTCTGAGATATCTTTGCGCGATACGGAGGGGTACCCATGCCTGCTATTGACCCGACATTCACCCCAGTACAAGGCGTTGTGCAGTCTCAGTGGCTGGCTGCGTCCACCGCGAACACGCCTAACGCCCTGCTGGTGAAGAACAATTCCGCGCGCAAAGCCAGCGTGCAGATCACCGGCACCTTCGGTGGTGCCACCGTGGCGATCCAAGGGTCGAACGACGGTACGAACTTCGTCACTCTCAAGGATGTGACCAATACGGCCATGTCAGGCGGCGCTGCCGCCTACTACGAGTTCGAGACTTCCGCCCTGTACATCAAGCCGCTCATCACCGGCGGCACGGGCGACACCATCACCATCACGGTCGTGATGCGGGGTGTCTGATAGATGACGGTAGTCCTTGCCAATAATGTCGCTTCGACACTGGCAGCGGACCTGACCGCATCTGCTGGCAGCTTGGAGCTTGCCACTGGTTCTGGGGCTAGGTTCCCCACCACTCTCTCAGGAAGATACTATTACGCGACCCTTGTGTCGCCTGACGGTATCATCGAAATCGTGCAGGTCACCAACCGCACGGGCGATACGCTGACCGTCACGCGAGGGGCCGAAGGTACAACTCCTGCCGCGTTCGTGTCCGGGTCCAAGATTGAGCTTCGCATCACGGCGCAGTCTGTTCTCGACGCTGTGTATGATGGCGTGGCCACCGTGGGCATCTTCGTGGGCACGACCCCGCCCGAGAACCCGCTGATCAACGCTCTATGGGTGGATACCAACTGATGGCAAAGACACCGCTACAAAAATACAAGGCACGTAAGGCTAAAACTCCTGCCAACATGCAGGGAATAGAGCGTTCAACCGGCACGCCGGGAACCAGCAATTACGTGCAGCGTTCGCCCATCCAGTCTATCGGCACGCCGGGTACTAGCAAGTACGTACAGCGCATGCCTCCGAAACCTGCCAGCACGCCGACTATGAAACGCAAGCCTAAAGGCAAACCCTGATGGCCAAGTCTCCTGCATGGACGCGCAAGGAAGGCAAGAACCCCAATGGCGGCTTGAATGCCAAGGGGCGTGCATCTGCGAAGAAGCAGGGCATGAACTTGAAACCCCCGCAGCCCGAGGGTGGTTCTCGTCGTGACAGCTTTTGTGCCCGCATGAGCGGCATGAAGAAGAAGCTGACGAGCGCCAAGACGGCGAATGACCCCAACTCGCGCATCAACAAATCGTTGAAGGCTTGGAACTGCTAACGGAGACCTATCATGGCCGCATATGTGAAGTACGAAGTTTTTCCTGAGCACCTTGCTGGCAAGGTCCACGATCTGTTTGGATCGGGCGGCGGCGCTGATACTGTCAAGCTGGCTATCCACACGGACGCTCCGGTGGTGGCTACCGACACCGTGCTGGCTGACCACACCCAGATTACCGGCACGGGCTACACTGCCGGTGGCCTTGCTGCCACTAACGTGGGCTCCCGCTCGGGCGGCACGTTCACGCTGGCTGGCACCGACATCGTCTGGACTGCTGGTGCATCGGACTGGTCGGCTACGGCCCGCTACGTGGCCATGTTCAATGACACCCCGACCTCGCCCGCCGACCCGCTCATTGCGAACTGGGATTATGGCACAACCTTCTCGCTCGCCAGCGGTGAAACGTTCACTGCAGACTTCGGCGCGAGCATCATGTCGTTTGCATAAGGTGCTCCATGACGCTTGGATACGTTCCGCCGGGTTCTCCTCATAAGCTGGCTTGCCCTCGCAAGCCGGTTGCGGAAGTCATGTACAAGCTGCCCGTGAAGTACCTTGAGGCACTGGAACAGAACCAGCAGATCGCAACCTGCTGCCGTCACCCGGAGGACCACCAGATCGAAGCGTGGTACTCTGGCCCGGACGTAGAAGCTGCAGGTGCGCCTGACATCTACAAATTTATTTGTACGTGTGGGCGTGTGCATGTACGGTTCTGCCTTGGCGGCGACCACCCACTGTTGAAGCTGCATCCGCAGAACAAGGCATACCGCGACATCCGTCCGCGCTGGAGCTAACCCGTGACGATCTCGAATAAGCACAAGTTTACATCCGCCAAGTCGGATAGCCCAGACGTAACGCTTATTCGTCCATCGAACTGGAACGACGAGCACGACCTGACTATGGCGACCGACCGGCTGCTCGGTCGCACCACTGCTGGTACCGGCGCTGTCGAGGAGATCACGGTAGGCACTGGTCTGACGTTTTCGACCGGGTCTATCCAAGTCACGCCCAACACCTACCAGCCGCTGGACACGCAGCTTACGGCGCTCGCCGCCTTGGCCCCCTCGGCAGACACGGCTCCCTACTTCACCAGTTCCAGTGCTGCCGCACTGATGACCGTAACGGCTGCGGGGCGCGCCCTGCTGGATGACGCCGATGCTGCAGCGCAGCGCGCTACGCTTGGCCTCACGGGCACCTCGACGCCCACCTTCACTGCCATCGAACTCGGCAATACGACCGACACCACGCTGACGCGCGCCTCGGCAGGTGTGCTCGCAGTTGAGGGTGTAGCCGTCTCGCTCAACACCACAACCCAGTCCCATACGGCGACTGCTTATGAGGTTGGGCATGTGTCCGACACGACCCTGTCTCGCGCCGCCGCAGGTGTGCTGGCTGTGGAAGGCAACATCGTGCCGTCTCCCTCGTCGCAGGCGCACGGTGACATTCTGTATCGCGGAGCTTCCGGTTGGGAGCGGGTTGCTGCCGGGACTGCAGGACAGGTGCTGCAGACCAATGGCGCTGGTGCTGCCCCCACATGGATTACGTTCACCACCACGCCGCCGGGCGTTATCAACCAGTATGCCGGGGTCTCGGCTCCCGCTGGCTGGCTGCTGTGCGCGGGGCAGGCGGTTAGTCGCTCGACCTACGCTGCACTGTTCGCCATCCTCGGCGGCAACTTCGGTGTCGGTGACGGTGTGACGACCTTCAACCTGCCCGACTTGCGTGGCCGCGTAGTCGCTGGTCTCGACAACATGGGCGGCACCCTGACCAATCGCATCACTGCAGCAGGGTCCGGCATCGCTGGCACTACACTGGGCGCTGCAGGCGGCGTGGAAGTCCACACGCTCACCACTGCTCAGATGCCGTCGCATGAGCATTTGACCGTTTGGCCGGGAGCAACTGGCTCAAGCAGTCCGTCGATCAACGGCAGCCAGTACATCGTCGGGCGCAACGACAGCAGTAGCAACCAGACCTACGACATCAACGGCACGGCTAACTTGCCGACTGCTGGTCGCACGACTGTGCAAGGTAGCAACGCCGCGCACACGAACACTCAGCCGACCATCATGCTTAACTACATCATCAAGACGTAGGACCACCAATGGCCGCAACTATTACCCATACCACTATTGCTGTCGGCACCGACGCCGGTAACGGTGAAATTCGGAAGACGCAGTGGAATGAAAACCACACGATATCCGGCACCGTCGACGTTGTTAACGGCGGCACTGGCCAGTC